CTCTTCTCGTACTTGACCGTGCCGCCGAAGATCAGGCAGGACTTGTGCGTGTTGCTGTTCCAGTTGAACTCCAACTCGTCGGGCAGCTCAGGGATGAACTTCTCCAACTCCTCGTCCGCCACCTTCAAAGCAGCCTGCTTCTCGGCAAGGTACTTCTTGGCGAACTTCGTGTCGACGTGCAGGCCGGTATACTCCATGAATGTGGTCGCAAGCAACCCGTCCATACGGTCCTCAATCATCTTGGTCATGCCCAGCTTCTCGGCCTTCTCGCGCTGTGCGAGGTAGACCAGCTCGGTGTTCCCGATGTCACCACCGTTGCGCTCCTCCTCCTCAGTACCGACAAGGTAGTCGATCAGGAGGTCTTTCGGAATGTCCGGGGTGTTGACCCCGTCTTCCCACAGGAGCTTCACAGCGTCGATCTTAGGCTCCCCGCCGTACAGCAGGGACACGTCGTTGAGGGAACACATCTGCCAGTTCGGGTGTTGTGCCTGCAGCAAATACTCAGCGTACTGCGTACACCAGATTTTCCCACCCCGTTTGAGGAAGGCTTCCAGCGTCAGGTTCTTACGGCACAGCTCCCAGAGCAGGTCGAACTTGATGTTGTGCCCGACCATGACAGACGCCGTGGTCGGGATGTTCAGATAGCTGCGCTTGCTCTTCTTCTCTTTCTTGAAGTATTTGTGCGAGCACTTGTCGTCGCCTTCCAGCTTCCACCCTTCCGCGACCACCCAGTTCTCTGGGATGAAAGGGGAGGCCTTCCGCTTGAACTTCTCTGTTGTGGTCGTTTCTAGATCAAAGATGAAATACATTAGCCAAAGCTCTCCCTTTTTACGTCATTTTCCAGCATCTTGGCGTCTGCCTCCAACTCCATCATGATTTCGAGGAGGTGTATTGCCTTTTTCAAGTCTGATACGCCACCTTTACTGCGGTGGCGTGTGATGTACTTGACGGCGCTGCCCTCGAAGAAGTTCAGATCGTTCGCGGCAATGTACTCCACTGGTTGGATACCACGGTCTTTATAGTGATTACCGGCCACCTGCCGTTCCAATGCACTCACGAGCGCCACGCCTTAACAGACGAACCCATGAGCACCATAAACACAATCAAGATCAGCAGGGCAGCCAGTCCGCCGTACAGAGGCAGCAGGACCAGCCACCATGACCACGAAATGGTGCCGGTAAGTTTCAGGGTGATGAAGACGAGTGCGAGGATTGGTAGAAAAGATTTCATGGTAGTTTCTCCCATGCTGCTACATTGAAGTTGTTGTGATATATTTGACGGTACAGATGTTCCAGTCCGAACTCCGTACCGGTCCACTCCACTTCCAGTCGGAGCGTACCATCTCGGAGTGTGATCTCCACAATGAACGTGTTCATTTCACATGCCCCAGCTGAATTGCCAGACTGTCGAAGATCGACGTACGGAAGTTGTCGGCACGCTGTACGTGAGCGAACATGAGCTGTGCAGGTTCACCGTCGTACCCGACGATGGAGCTGTACTCCTCACCGTTGCGTCCGTCACCGAAGAACGCACCGTTCACCACGTGCCGGTCGTTGTTGAAGCGTGATATGTTGTGCTTGTCGCCCATACGGAACAGAGTGATGTACTCCTTGAGCTGGTCGATCCGGTTGCCCACATGCTTCTTGAGCGCCGCGCCGCTGGTGGCAACGCCAACACCGTGCTCGTACAACACCTTCTGTCCGTAGATGTCATGGACGTGGAAGCTGCCCGTAGGGATGTGGAACGTGGCGTTGATGTTCGCCGCCTCAGTCAGCATACGCACCGCGTGGTACATGGGCCAGCTCAGGTGTTCCCGTCCGGGGTTGAACATGTTAAGACCGTGGCCGTCGTGATCGTGGTTACCCGTGATCATAACAACGTCAATCGGTACACCTACCGTGGCGAGGTTCATAATCACCTTGTTGAACAGCCACTCAATGCCCAGCTTGATCTGATCCGCAGTTCCGATGTCGCAGGCCCGACCAGAATTGATGTGCTTCTTGTCGCTCTCGATGATGTCGCCCAGACATGCCAGCACGATCTTCTCGATCTGGTAACCTTGCATCTGGTACTGTGCGATCCGGGTAAGGACCACCTGCACCCACTCGTCCACCCGGCGCGCGGCAACCTCGCTGTCGAAGTCGTCCATGAGCTTACCGATCTGCAAGTCTGAGAACAGCAGCTCAATCGTGATCGGACGGCCAATGGTCTCGTGTACGAAGTCCGGCCATTCGAACTCCTCCGCTACCATCACAGCCTCGTCCATCGCGGCAGACAAGAAGGTCAGGATTTCCTGCTGGTTGTTCTGTGCGTCGGACAAGTCCCGCACCTGTCGGGCAGGGCGTTGTTGTTGTTCATCTGCAGGCGCAGCTTACGGTTCAGGTCCGCGCTGTCCATTAGCTCGGCGGTAGGCACAGCCTCTGGGTCCACGTTGGCCTCGGCGTTGATCCAAGTCTGTAGGTTCTGCCGTGTGACCTTGCTCTCTGGCGTCCACTGCTCATTCAAGAGCCGCGCCGCATCAGTCAGATTACCATTCGCCTGCTGCATAGCGTCAGCGAGTTGGTCGTTTGTGAAGTCGTTACGTCGTCCCATGGGAACTCCTTAGAATGTGATTGAAACAGTGTCGCCACGATAGATTGGCTCGTACGTACCCCGGTTATCGGTCGCAAAC